GTCCGGCTCCGAATTATTATCTACTTCGTGGGAAGGGATAAAAAAATTCATAAAACTGGTGACCGGGAATGCCATTACTGGAGTTCGGGAAAGTACAGATGTATATCGACAGAGAATAGTTAAGCTCCAAAAACGTTTGGATGACCTGAGACTCTGTGAGAGCAACCTTAAAAATAGACTCTATGCCAGTGTTGATAGGTTAGAAATTGAGGCAAGGTACGGAGCTGATGCAAAACAGACGGTAAATCCAAAACAATCCACGGAAGCTATGCCGAGTTCAAGCAACCCAGACCATAGTGTTTCTTTTAATAAAGGTAAATTAATGGAAATTACCGGTATTAAAGAAATAGAGGGGGAAATCAACAAGATAGAGAGTGAGATAAAGGAGATTAATTCACGAATTGGAACATTACAGGATGCAATTAAAAAGGCTGAAGAAAATGTAAGTGATAAACCGTCTTTACAAATAAATATAGAAAAGGACAGGATAGCTCGGACGATACTGTCCTATCTTTTTTATTTAAGGAATTTATCGGAAGGATTCAGAAGCATTACTACGACGGCGTCCGAAACAGAAGGTACTCCTACGACAGCAACGGCACCATCTAGGGGATATACAACGGATTCCCCGGCTGAAAAGAAAAGAGCCCAAATGCGCGAAATATTCAAATCGTATATTCGTTCCATAGGAAAAGTGGACCCTCAGTATATAAACGGAACCAAAAAAATGAACCTAGAAGATATTGGGGATGAGAAAAACCTTAAAATTTTAAATGATGATATCGACAGTATAAAATTCCTATGCAGTTCGAGCTCGGTTAAGGACATTCAAAAATTAGAAAACACGATAAATAAATTTACTGATAACCTGGTAGCAACTAGTACTGATCAAAATCGGTCTAAGAACATCAATACAGCCGATTATTACGTGGTAGAAAAAAATGACTCCTTAGCTCAGAAAACCAAAAATTTGGCTACAATGATGGCCAATACCGATAGTACCGGATTTTGGACGAGTTGGGATATTACAAAAGAGCTTGTTGCCACTGAAAAAACATTTTTAGGGTATACCAATAAGATGCTTGGTGACTTGCCAGTTTGTCCCGACAGTAAAGTGGACGACCCGGCAGCGGAAAAGAAAAACGATGCTATAAAGGCACAAGAGACTGCTTCTAACGAGGCAATTAAACAATTACAAGCCCAGAAAGCTAAAGAAGAATCTGCTAAGAAAACGGCAAAAGAAAATGCTAAAGTTCTGAGTAGCGCCACATCCAGATATCAAAAAGCGATTAAATACTACAACGTTTATGCAACTGCTACCGCCAGTAGCTCTGATATTAGGGGAGTAAGGTCAGAACTACAGAATGCAATCGAGTCTTTAAACACCGTAATCACCGGCCCCGGCAAAACATTATCAAAGGAAGATTATGCAGCTTTGGTAAACATGAAAGAGGATTTAAAAAATAAAAATAGGGATTTACAAAACCGACTCTTGGAAATGGGTGGCTAATAATCAATTAATGGAAACTCTATTATATGTCCTTCGACCTTAACCTAGCAACTGTTTGTAATCATAGGATTTACAAAGAGTTATCCCAACTTGACCAGGACCGGAAGTCGCTCCGGGTGTCCAAACCTATAGCGTCAACCAGTACTGTAGAGGTTTATGCATCGGATTCTGTGGTTCCTAAAACCTCCTATACACTCGTTTATGACCCGGAAACGATAACGGTAAACCAACCAAGAATGGTCCATTTTAATGAGAAATGGCGCTCAATAGAGGATTTTTTCTCGATAAGCTATATAACAATAAAGAGTTTCTGCCCTAAATGCGTCGGCCTAGAATCAATAGACGACATCAGTTACGATGTCCGGGGGAGCCTCATATTAGCAAGGGATGAAAAATTATTGTTGCAAAACGCTGAAAAATTTACAGTTACAGAAATAAATAGCAACCCTTTCCATAGGTATGTTGGAACGGCCCTGGTCAAGCTTTTGGGTCAAAGAGTGACCGATTTAAATTATACGTCCACTAAAATAACGCAGGAAATATCAGAAACTCTCGGAAAATTCAAAGATATGCAGAACCAATACAAGCTATCTCGTAGGGTCATGACCGATGGTGAAATATTGGATACCGTTGAAAACATTAGCGTTACAAGAGATACAAGCGACCCAACCATCGTTAGGGCAACCGTAAGACTAAAGGCCAAATCTGGAAAATCAGTTGATTACGCCCAATACTTGAAAATTCAATAGGGGTGATTTTAAATGGCAATACCGGCACCTGTTATAGTTCTCCCATCTGATGGAGCTGATTATACAACCGACATAAAATCCCAGACACTGTCTGGAACCACGTCTACAGACACCGCCAGAATTACGGTTAATGGTTCCTCATTGGGGGTTTCATATACCGCCGGTGAGGCGGCATGGGCATGGACAGGAGATTTAAGACAAGGTGTCAATACCATCCAAATCATAGCCTATGAACGGACTACAAATGACCCGAGTCTTCCAACCACAATACATATTACGTACATAGAATCCGACCAATTCATTACCGTATCACCCCCAACCGGGGTACGTTTAAGGGAGTATCAGAACCAAATCGAGGTCTTGTGTACACAGAATCCTGAACCTCAGACAGTAGGGTATAATTTTTACGTTAGTACCCAAAGTGGCGGTATAAGTGGGACTTATGCCAAAATAAATGCTGAGCCCGTGAATCAGTACTCCTTCTTTGAGGACGTTCCTCGCCAAATTAGTCGTACCGTAGATTCAGCCGGAAACATCCGGGTAACAACGGTAACAGAGGAAATTACCCGAACCTATTATTACTCTGGATTTTTTACGAAAACTATTTTTGACAGTATGGTAGCGGACGGTCAACTCCCTGCAGTATCCTTTAATGAAGACCAACCTTTTTTCTTTGTGGCTACAGCAATAATTTATGACCCGTCCTTGGGACAGATGACAGAAAGTGCCTATTCTGCTGAACTGCAGGGATCCCCTTTGATTATTACAACAGGGATACAGGATTTACCGGCACGAACCCAAAATGATATTGTATCCACATACAGCACAGAAATGCTCGCTGCTAATCCGGGAGTTGATACCAAACCCGGAACGGTAGTCAGGGATATAATAAACCCTGTTTCTGAAGAAATGGCCCGATATTATGTCATTCAGGATTTCATGGCCAGGTCACTCTCGGTAAGTGCTTTGCTTGACTTTGACGATTCAAATGGGGATGCAGTTAGCGATCCAGTCAGTGATTCCCCACAAAAGAGCGCCCTGCAAATGGCATTGGGGTTCACAAATTCCGATGATACCCAGAGGTTGATAGATGACCAATTTGACAAATTAGGGTCTAACGTAAATGTCCTACGTAAGGGGGCAGAAAGTTCCACCGGTTCCGTAACGTTCTATACCACCACACCCCCGATAAGGGACATGTATGTATATGAGAATGCAATTGTGGGCACACTGGGGGATGTAGACCAGGGAATTCCGGCTCAAACTTATAAAACTCTGACCACAAAATCTATTACTCTCGCAAATAGGGATGATTTTTATAATACCCAGACCGGACGTTATGAACTCGAAATGGATGTTGAATGTACCGACCCCGGAGAAAATGGAAATACGGATTCATACACCATAAAATCCATACAGTCCGGAATCGATTCTAATTTTCAGGTCGAGAATCCTAATCCGATAAGTTTCGGCCAAGATAGAGAATCCAATCACGACATGGCCACCAGGATAGAACTGGCATTATTTGCTGATACGGGGACTGAAGGTGGGTATGTAAAAACTGCAGTCGCTGTAACAGGGGTACGAAGCGTTAGGGTAGAAAAAGCCGGGGACCCTCTGATGATAAGGGATTATGACCCTATACGTAATGAGCATATCGGTGGAAAAGTCGACATCTATGTCCAGGGTAGCCAGGAAAAACAAGTTACAGATTTAATAGCGTTTTCATTTGAAGGCGCCAGTCAGGTTTCTGGGGGTCTGTCCGGGGAAACATTCCTGGTAACAAATGCTGCTGCTTTCCAGTTCAAATCACAAAATCCGTTGGTAACGGCCCACACACCCATTTTCGAGGTATCAAGGGTTTATAACTCGACCCGTGCTGCCGACTACGATATCACCGGATATCAAATCATTGGGGACGGAAATACGATTGACTTAGACGAATCCCGGCCGAATAACATCACCATTGGATTAGCATCAACCGATATCGTTAAAGTGGATTACAAATATCGTAGTTCCGATACCTTTATCATGTCTCAACAACCGGTGACAGATGTTGTATCCGTAGTAGGTCAGATCTCTGGACCCCTGACAACAGATAATTACGAATTGGTCAAGCTACAGGATTATCTGGCCGAGGGTGGTTCTACGATAGCCCATGATGGGATACGCATAAAATTCGCCAATAATCTCCCTGTGACCGAGTTTCAGACCATCACAGATGAGCCCCATACCATGATTCAGGGAGTTGATGAGTCTTTGGATTACCTGGGAATTGACCCCGAGTCAATTGTGGTCACGGATTCCGCTAAGCTTACAACCTACACGGTGGATTTTGATTATAGGGTACTGCCTGGCACAGACGTAACTCCTACTCAACTTCGTTTAATTGATACTGGACGTATAAGCAATGGCCAGTCCGTTTTGGTGAGTTATACAGCGATAGAGAATTTTACAGTCACCTATACAACGAATGGGCTTCTAAATACGGTACAGGAAAAAGTAGATACTATGAAGCATGCTTGCGCCGATGTTATTGTCAAGCAATCCATTGAGAACAAAGTGGATTTCATTGTGACGGTGGTGCCAAAGACGGGGGTTGCTAGTTTAACCAGTTTGTCATCCAAAATTAGGACGGCCGTATCTAATTATGTAACACAACTCGGGGTCGGTGTAGCACTTCCCCAAAGCGAAATTATCGACATCATTCAAAGCATCCCGGATGTCGATTATGTTACTGTTCCTTTCCTGAAGATGGTGAAAGCGGATGAGTCATTTATAATTAGGGATAACCTGGGTTCTCCTCAATTCCAAGTATATAATCAAGGGGTCACAACCTCTTATATCACGACCGTATCCGTTTTGACCTATAAAACAGTAGACCAGGGCGGGCCGGAAAATATGTTCCGTGGTGTCTTTGAGAATACGATGCCTCTAGTATTACAGACCGACCCGTTGGATGTATCGGGGGGTTTGGGCCGGGCCTACATTCAGTCTGATGGAAAAATAATTGTGAGCACGAGGGACGGTAATTTACCGGAAACAAAGACCTATGA